GGAAAGAGACTTAGTGCAGGGAGATAACACAGATATTGTGACTATCTTGCACTGGAGAGCATCTGATGAAGACTCAGATGGTAACACAGGGTCAGCTTATGGCACAGTCGGTGTAACACTTGTAGGAACACCAACACCATATGCAGATATCACAGAGACACAAGCTATTGGATGGGCTAAAGATGCACTTGGTGCAGATGAAGTTACATCTATAGAAGCAGGAATAGCTAGTCAGATAGATGCAAAAGCTAACCCAACAACAGCAAGTGGAGTAACTTGGTAATGGCTGAACAGAACAATGTAATTACTATTGATGGTAAAGAGTATAAGACTGATGACATGAGCCAGGATCAGACTTACTGGATTAATCAGATCAAAGACTTACAAGCAAAGAGTGCTAATCTTAGATTCCAATTAGATCAATTAACTGTAGCACAAAATGCTTTTACTAATTCATTGATACAGTCTTTGAAGACTGAAGATAAAGAAGAAGAGGTTGTCAATGGTTAAGGCTAGTGATGTGAAAGCACAGATAGATACGCATGAAGCTGTCTGTGCTGAGAGATGGAAAGAAACTATCTTACGCATCAAACGCATTGAACACATTATGATTGGTACAGCAGGTACTATGATTGTTATGATGGTAGGTTTACTATTGAGGTGACACTATGCTTGAAATGCTAGTGGTTGCCAACTCTGCTTTTGCAATTATAAAACAAACAATACAAAATGGCAGGGAATTATCTTCAGCAGGTGCAGCAATCTCCAAGTTTGTTAGTGCTGAAGAACAACTCAAACAAGATTTACACAAAAAAAAGAACAGTATTTGGACTAACTTTCTAGGTAAAGAAGACAATGACTTAGAAGAGTTTATGGCTTTGGAAGAGATACGAGTTAAGAACGAACAACTCAGAGAGTTTATGCAGTTATATGGCAGAGCAGGTTTGTACAATGACTATGTATCTTACTGTGCTGATGCACGCAAAGCTAGAAGAGAAGCTAGAATTAACGCAGAGAAACGTAAAGAAAAGATAAAAGAAACAGTAATGAAAGTTGTACTAGCTATACTTATTACTGCTTTATTATCAGGTGTTGTTACAGTACTAGCAATCATAGCCAAGAAGAAAGGTTTGATATGACAGCCTTTTTACTTGCTTGCACATTAAATGGTATTGTTACTGGTGGTATATACTTCCAGGATGTGAATGTGTGCATACAGTACAGAGACAAACTAAACAATCAATCCTACATAAAAGATGATAAACCACAAGTGTATGAGTGTATGTGTAAACTTGTACCATTTGTAGATACAGAGAAAGTGAAGGTGTACTAATGGTTACAGTTGAACAGTTTCTTAAATGGAAAATACTACCAAGATGTATGATGCTTGCTAGTACAGTCATGTCATGGAGATGTGCTGAATGGTTCATGGATTTAGATGCACCTACTGCAGCACAGTCAGCATTTGTATCTGTGGTTATGGGTGTAATGACAGGTGTGTTTGGTATATGGATGGGTCACGAACATAAGGAGCATAAGTAATGTTAACTGCATTGATAGGGCCAGTAAGTAATTTACTTGGTAAGTTTATAGAAGACAAAGACATGAAGAATAAGTTGGCACATGAGGTGGCAACAATGGCTGAGAACCATGCACAAGAACTAGCTAAAGGTCAGCTTGAAATCAACAAGGCAGAGGCACAACATAAGTCAATCTTTGTTGCAGGGTGGAGGCCATTCATAGGTTGGACTTGTGGTGTAGCACTATGTTGGCATTTTGTATTAGCACCAATAACAATATTCTTGTGTGCATATATTGGAGTTGCTATACCTGAGTTACCTACGTTTGACATGGGATCATTGATGACAGTGTTGATGGGTATGTTAGGTTTAGGTGGACTTAGAACATATGAAAAGCAAAAGGGATTGACGAAATGAATATGGAGGAATTTAAAAAAGAGATCATTGAAGATGAAGGTGTTAAGCACGAAGTCTATCTTGATCACTTAGGACTACCTACTATGGGAGTAGGACATCTTATTACAGAATGGGATGAGGAATATGAAAAGCCTGTGGGTACTCCTGTATCTGAAGAGCGAGTAGAGAATTGTTTGAAGCAAGATATTCACGTTACTATTGATGAATGTAAGAAACTTTACGAAGACTTTGATGTGCTACCAGTAGATGTGCAACATATCATTGCCAACATGATGTTTAATATGGGCAGACCAAGACTATCCAAATTTAAAAACATGAAAAAAGCAGTGGATCAACGTGATTGGTTTGAAGCTGCATACGAAATGACTAACTCTAAGTGGTATAAACAAGTGCCAAATAGGGCAGGTCGTTTAGTGGTACGTATGCAAAACGTTAAGACATAGAATAACTTTCGTAACCGAAAGTCATTCAAACCTACGATGTCTATACAGATAATTATCATTGGTCTTTATGTTTTGTGAAGACCAATCTTCTTTTTCTATTTCAATTTTTTTATTACGCTTTTGCAATTCAACAAATACTTTTTTTAATTCTGCATTGCCTTGTCTTCTATCGCCTTTGCATTCCGGACATAGCTTACCAAACTGATACTTGCTCATCTCTATGTTAATGCCACAGTCCTCGCATTGACTATTGTTTCTTATTGGGCCTGCTGTTTTCATGTTTATCTCCTTGAATCTTTTGTAATACTAACCAGTTAAGATTGTATCGAACAGAATAAATTATATTTAGTTCTGCTTTTGGTTTATCTTTGGCAAGTTGTTTTTCATTTAATCTTTTAGCATCTCTTAGAATCTCTGCATATTCTTTAACAAGTCCGAAGTATTTAGCTACGGACATGTTAAGAATCTTGGCTTCAGCTAATTCTGATCTACCATTATAGGTTACTCTATCAATCATTAGAATGGAACTTCGTCTGTAAACTCTTCAACACTGGCAGTGCCCTGTTTGATAGCTTGATACTGATTAGAGCCACCAGTGAAGCTCTGAGAGCCTTGAGTAGATGTTTTATCGCTTACCTTTGCATCCATATAATCATTGCCTGCTTGTGATGTGGCAAACCATATAGCCAAACGTCTTTCTTCATAGTCACCTGACAAATGTGGTGCTTTAGGATTTTGACTATCGTTCTCAAACAACACACCAACTTTTTTGTATACCTCACGTATAACTTTACCGGATGGTAGTGTTGCTTTGACAATGACATGATACTCTTCAGCACCATTATTGTTTAGCTTGCCTTGTCCTACAAGAACATTGTTCTCACGAGGTGCAAAGAATGCACCTCTATCTGTATCGTCATATTGCTGATCCATTAGAAACTCCTACTTGATTTATGGTTAGATGTTTTAGTATTAATAGTACCAATCTCTTTCTTGTTATTGGCATCACTTGCAGCATTGCCATCATCATCTGAGGCAAGACCCATGATAGCTTGCAATGCATAACGTTTAGCATATGTAATCGCACTACCCATTGCTTGAGCATCATCTTCTTTTCCTTTCTTAATAAGAACTGGCACGAAGCTAGTCAATGTCTCGCTATCGTTACAATGCGAAACTGTTGTCTCTACATATATAGACATGTGCATACGTTGCTTATGTTCACCATCAGCAAGTATAGCATTCTCATACTTGACTGCTTGTGAGAATGATAGACCAAACTCTGCTCCGTGGTTGGCAGCATTGATAACACTAGTCAAGTCTGCGTAGCTACTATGGAAGAATGGATTGTTGCTACTCTTCAGTGCAGATATATTTAACTGCTGAAATTTAGACATTGCTTCTTTAAGTGATTTACAAGGCTCAGTAATTTTGGTACTGTTACTAGTCTTGTGTTCTCCCACGTTGACACCCGGGGTTGAGTTTGTTGTGGGCTTAACCCCACTTTTATTTTGATTAGACAAGAGTCTCTCCTTTCATTGGTTTAGTTTTAAAGAATCCTTTATGTTGTGGATTCTCATGCATGAATAGCCTAGAGTAAAAGGCTATGTAATCATTGCTTATTTTGAAGTCTGCATCTGTAGTAGTGATGGCTGTCTCCCATCTGATACGACCTACGATTAACCATGGTGAACATTTCTTTGCACCACTGCTAATTGCTTGCAATGTATACTTAGTAAAGTAATTGTATACATGTGGGTTATCTTTGTGATACTCCCACCATTTCTTTTTCTTTTCTAAAAATGTCATTCGTCTTCCTCCTTTAATGGTTCTTTAAAGAATAATACACTGCAATGTATTGCATCATCTCTTTTGTACTTAACCATTTCTTTTTCTAGTATTGTGTCTCTATATTTCCAATTAGTATGACCAAGCATGTTCATACACGCTTCATCTAAGTCATCGCTTTGATCTCTACTCATCGCTTATCTCCTTAATATGTATGGTTAATGCACCACGTTTGTTACGTTTAATAGATAACTTATCTGTATATACTTCACGTTCATTCGGTTTGATTAAATCTTTAAGACGTTTCTTTGCATCATCAAATATTTTTGCATCATCAAAGTGACATAAATAATAATACTCTTTGTCTCTGAACTCATTGTCTGTACTAGCATCACGTGCTACCATGTTATCTATAGTCATGTGCTGTACTCCAGTTGGCAATTCATTTGGCATGT